GTGACGTGGGACGCACTGCTCGATGAGGCGGCGCGCTTACTGGAATCGCAGTCTGTGACGCCTGCAATCACAGAGCGAGAGTAGCACAAGAGGGAGGCGTGACTTCGTGACTGATGAGGGGCGGCTAGGGCTGACGACTGCTGGGCAGCGCACCACCGAGGCGGTGGGCGGCTCCAGCGAGCGACACGAGGCGTTGCGCCACGTCCGCGACCTGGTGCTGCGCCGCTTCGCCGAGGTCGCATTCTACGCCCTGTGGGTGCCATTGTTGGCTGGCCCGTGGGCACTGGTCGTCTACGTGCCCTGGGTCTTCGACGCCACCATGCGGGCGTTAGGCCGCTGGCTGTGGGATGAGGATAGCGGCGTCAACCGCGCGTCGCTCCTGGCGCTCGGTGTCGCCGTGGCCCTGGCACTGGCTGTCACGCCCGACGAACTGCTGGTATGGTGGCCGTTCCGCTGGCAGACGCAGCACGCCGACTGGCTCGGCTTGCGAATGCATCCGCTCTGGCTACTCCTGCGCGGCGTGCTTCTAGTGGCGCCCATCGTGGCGCGGCGCGAGGTGTGGTATCTCGACCAGCGCCAGCGCATCGAGATCATCGCGCCGACGCTCTCCGGCGTGGCCTACACCAGCCCGGAGGCACATCGCGTCACCATCCCCGGCGTCTGGAATCCGCACCGCGCGGAGGCTGAGCCGCCCAACCCCGAGCCGCCCCGCGATGAACTGCGGCGCGTGATGCTGCGCAACCGAGGCCGCGAGGTCGAGCTGTACGGCGACGGCCCAGCCGTGGCCGTGGGCAACGGGGCGGATGACGGCGAGACGTTGGCCATCGACGCTCCCAGCGGCGCGGAGTTGGTCGCGTTCCCGCTCAAGCTGTTCGGACGTGGCGACCAGGGCGCGCTCAACGCGCGCACCTGGGCGGCGCGCGTGCTGGCCGACGAATCGCTGTACTCGGGCCGAGCCGCAGTGAAGGGGCGGCTCATCACGGACTGGTCAGCGCGCAAGCTGATGGACTGGATGGAACAGCACGGCTACGCGGATCCACCCGACGCGATGCATCGTCGGGCGCTCACCGGGCGTGGACGACGATTGCTGCGAGCCGTCGCGCGTGGCGATGTCGAGACGTTCTGACCCCCCACCCCACCCCACCCCACCGAGGGCCACCGAGGGCCAACGCAGCGGTTCATCACCCTACGCACGACGTACAACGAGCGGTCAGCGTCTTGAGGATTCGGGCAAGCGGCTGACCACAGAGTAGAACAGGAATAGAACACAGAGTTACAGATCCCCGACCGCGCAGAAACTGGCCCCCAAAACTATTGACATTGTATATACATTGTACTATAATAGAGTCATAGCAGACAGGGAGGACAGAGATGAATAAGTGTCAGCACTGCGGAGTAGAGATCGAGAACCCGAGAGCGAAAAACTGCAAGATCTGCAGCGCGATCCTGACCGAGGCCAATCGGCGTGGCTCCTATAGGTTCGTGATGGAAGCTATNNCGGCCAGGATATGCACGCTGAGATGCGGGCCGCACATGCGGCGGGACAGGCAAACAAGGCGGCATTCTGGAATGACTTCCGCGAACGACAGAAGATCCGTGAGGAGCAGCGCAAGCGGGACCGCGCTCTTCCAGGATTTGTTGAGGATGCTCGTGAAGACATTCAGGTAGCAGAAATGGAAAAGCTGATGCACATTCAGGATGCACCCTGGCCCGATGAGCATTAGGAGGTAACAATGACGCACTGGAGCATCAGGAGAACCCCACGCAGACAGGACCAGGTGGCCCGGCTCGGTAGGGCCACCGGGTTGGGTGAGGACTTCAGCGCAGTCGTGGACTACGCGCTGAGCAGGGCAATTAGTCAGCTATCACAGGAGGCAGAGATGAGCGCGAGAATGACAGATGTGGTGATCGTCGATGATATCAACGAGGCGATGGCCCTCATCCGTGAGGCGGACGAGGGTTTCCCATTCGACGATAACGGAGGGGACCCGGACGGCCCCTCCTGGATCGTCGAGCCGGGCGACCTGGGGCGCGCGCTCGGCCCCATCATCGAAAGGGGTCTTGGGCACCAGGTGCACGGCGTGCTCGTCGATGACTATCGCGGCACCGATGAAGAGCGCACTCGGCTGAACGAGCAGTTCAGCCAGTGGTGCGGCTTCAGTAGCCGCAGTGTTGCATACGGCATCCGCTAAGCCGAAACGGGGCGCGGGCCCCGTCCACCGGGCGCCACCCGGTGCTGAGGAGGCAGGCACAATACCACTCTATGTCACGATAATGGCTTGTAACGGCGTTATCGTGACATAGAGTGGGGACGCATCAAGGAGGCCACCCACGGCAATGGACGCACTAAGGCTGCTTGAAGAAGTTCGGGACGTGCTCGGGCCGATGCTCTGCGGCCTGAGCGATGACGACCCAGCGGCGGCGCTGCGGTTCGTTGCGGAACAGCTAGAGGAGTACCGGGGGCGCATCGAGGCGGCGCTGCCCGAGGAGGCGCAGGATGGCGACGACGGCAAGGCGTAGCGGAGGGCTGGTGTGGCTAGTACTGGCGCTGTGCGCCTTCGCCGTCGCCGCGATGGTGATTGCGGCCCCGTCCCAGCACGCCGTCGTCAAGCACGGCGGGGCCGCCTGGCGCGTCACGCAGCGGCTCGGGGATGCGGACCCCGGCGATGATGATACCTGGAGCGAAGTCTGCCAGGACGGGCACCGCTACACCTTCCGGCGCACGCCGGACGGCGCGGCCTATGACGTGAGCATCGACACACCAGACCTGCGCGCCAATCTGACACGCTTCACGACCCGCAACCAGGATTGGGTGGCGCGCAAGCTAGCCTGGTGCGTTGTACAGTAAGCTAGTTCTCTTCCGGTTCGGGTAGTTCTACCAGATACAGTTCGCCGTCCTCTCGCCCTTCGACGCGGTGCTGTCTATCCGCGTCCAGTTCGTACGCCGACACCCAGTCCTGGATCTGTGCGTCGATGGCTTCCTGGATCTCCTGCAACTCGCGCTGCAGCTTCTGGGCGCTCTGGTGCAGCGCCAGTATGACCGTTGCGTGCGTCTTCTTCAGTCGTCGTTCTGCTGACATAGTTCTCCTTTACTCATTTGGTTTCTTTCATTCGTCGGATTGCTGCGCGCTCTGCTTCTGCCTTGCATTGTAGCGCGAAAGCGAGCTTGGGCGCCCCCTGAGCCAACAGAGAAGCCGCCCGTTCCAGCAGCTCAGGACCATCACTTTGGATGTCTCCCTGCTCACAAGCTCTCAGAAGCACTATGGCGTTTTCGCTATCGTGCATCTCAGGTTATCCCGTCAGCATGCGCGCTTCGAGCGCATCCATCCGGGCATTGGTCTGGCGAATTGCGCCCACCAGCGCCATCGAAAGTTTCGTCGTATTGACCATCGCGTGCCCCGGATTGTCACGATCGAAGTGCACAATTCCGGCTTGCTCAAGCGCGGCGTGGTTGTAGCGCAAGAAGTCCACGAACTGCGCCTTGACCGGATCGCGCTGGGCCAGCATCGCGCGCTCCAGATCGGTCAGCAGCGCCACGTCGTCGTAATCGTCGTAGGTTTTCCACTCCACATCTGCGTGTGCCGAACCCTCAGCGTCGAAGATGAAGCGCGTGGTGCTGGAGTTGCGGATGGTCACTAGGTTCCCGTCGCTACCGACATCAGTGACCCCCGTGCCGCTTTTGATTCGTGCATTCAGGACAATGACGCCGTAGGCGCTGGTTGACTTGGTAGTGTCGGCGTCCTCGCCCAGCTTACCGAGAAGCGCCAGGGCGTGACCGTTGATTCCATCGGCATCCTTATATCCGGCAATCTCAAGCCCGCCGCTGGTGCCCTGCGCCTTCTTGATGGCGCCAAAGGTGTCCGTCTCTGCGTCGTCCGTCATCCCGTGGGCCACGTCGCTGGACTTGAGCGCCAGGATCTCGTCATCCGCTGCGCCCTGGTTGATCGTCAGGCCGAGAGTCGCCTTGGCGTTGGCGGTGTCGCCGATATAGGTTGTGCCCGCAATCGTCGCGACGCCAGTCATCACTAGATTCCCGTCGCCTGGATCTGTGGTACCACCGAGATTGAGACCGCCCACAAAGGCACCGTAATCACCGGCGTACAGCGCGCCGGCGAGCTGTATGCCAAACGCGCCCTGGTCGGCGACTCCGCCTTGACGCAGCTCGCCCGCGATCAGGGCTGTACCAGCCACATCGAGGTTATCGGTCCCGGGATCGGATGCTGACCCAACCCGCAGGCCGCCCGTCGCTACGATGTAGTCGCTGGCGATAATCTGCCCGGGCCCAACTGCGCCCGTATAGTCCCCCGCATATAGGCCCCCGTCTACGGCCAGGTCACCGACATAGTTCAGTCGCGCCAGCACGAGGCTGCTTGCGCCATAGTCGCTCTTGAACTCAAACACGGTCGCCGAAGGAATTTGGTCGGTCACGTTAATGTAAAGCAGCGCCGAATTGTTCACCCCAAACTCGCCAGAGGTGATCGAGTGAGCTTCCAGTTGTGTGATGGCGCTACCATTATCCGCCTCGTTGTACGAGGTCGCCTGCAGATAGGAGGTCGTTCCTGAAACGTTGCCGGAGATATAGGCTTTTTCCCACGAAATGCGGCTTGTTGTCGCAGCACTTGCAGTTAGGCGAACTCCTGCGCTACTAAGAACCACGTTGCCCCCACCCGCATACAGCTTTCCATCTGTCCCTGCGTACCATTGTGGAGACGTCGAAGCCGAGTTGTACCCTGCAATGCGCCCGATCCCGCTATCGTTCCAGATACGCAGGCCCATGAAATCCGTTCCGACCGTACCAGATCCCTGTCGCAGCTCGCCGGCACTTGCGATTGTCAGAATGCCATCGATGTCCAGCGTCCCGATGTGGCCCGCGTTCGCGTCGATTGTGCCTGTGATCGTGGCGTTGGTCGCCTTCAGTGCGCCCGCGTGCGTGACGCTGAACTCCGCACTGGCTGGCGCGTTGTCACCTGCCCAGAAGGCATAGGTCGCATCACCTGTGGCGGTCGCCAATCCGATCCCTGTGGAAGTCAGCTTGCCCGCAGCAATCACCCATCCAGACGTTCCACCGACGTAGCCTGTATTCGCCGTGATGACGCCGGTGATGGTGGCGCTGGTCGCCGCGAGCGCTCCCGCCTGCGTCACACTGAATGGGGCGCTTGCCTGAGCGTCAGCTCCAGCCCAGAAGCCAGCGCCGGGCTTCATCTGCACCCGCGTTGCGCCCGTGCCCGCATACAACCCTTCCGTAGTGTTGACGGTGAATCCGCCGATGGTGCCGGATGTGGCGGTGATGGTGCCCGACAGAGTGGCGCTTGACGCAATCAGGTTGCCGGATGCATCAAGCTCTGTGTTCGCCGCCTTCCAGGTAACCGTCGTGCCGTCGAACTTGAAATAGCGGGTCGATCCGTCGCCGATATAGGCGCGCGGATTGCCTGCATTGTATTCCAGCTGGATGCCATCCGCACCGAATGCCTGACTGCCTACGGCGATCTGCTTTGCCGCCGCGTCGAGCCAGAGATTCGTGTTGTGGAGCTCTGTGCTCAAGATCGTCCAGCCGCCGATCAGGCCCTCGCTGGCAGTTATCTTGCCCGACACCACCAGCCCGCCTGCTGGTGCATAGTAGGCATACTGGCCCCCGGCGTAGTCGCCGACTGCCCAGCCATACCCAGTCAGCCCCGCACTACCCCAGGTTGCCAAATCCCCAATGCGGACCCGCTCTGTCTGTGCATTGTAGGTTGTGCCCTGCTCAAACACCGACACCCGCGGTCCCGCGGTCTGTGCGTCGAACTCGATACGGCCGTCGCCGTTGTAGCCGAGATTGACCCAGACGTGACCTGCTGGCCAGTCGTTCGCGCCCGTGCCGTCTAAGTTGCGCGTGACGTTGTAGGTCGTACCGCTAACTAACGTCCCCACCTGGATGTACTCGACCAGCAGGTTGCCCCGCAACAGGATGAAGTCATTAGGGGCGACCGCGCTGCCGAAATCGATTGTCGTGTCAGCTGCCGCCACCGCCGCTGCCAACGTTCCCGATGCGTGGGGCACCATCCACCAGCCGCCGGTCACCTGGACACTGTTCTGGACAAACAGAATGCTCTCCAGCTCGCTCAACCAGCCCTTACGCCACAATGATACTGAAGACCCAAGGTCGTATGTGTCGGTAGTCGTGGGGATGATGTCAGCCGATACCGATACATCCGCCGCGGGGGCCAGGAGCAGATTGCCGGACGCCGTGTCGATTTTGGGCGTTGTGACACTGGTGCCGGCCAGTACCGCACCGCGCAGCACGGTCTCTACAATGTCGCTCGCCCCAAGGATTACCTGATATGCCTTCGTCGGGTTGGTGTCATGCCCAATGACGACACTGCCCGTGTACGTGTACTGCGGCGTGAGAATATGCCCAGTACCTGTCCCAGCAGCGGTGATGTTTGTGCCGCGATTCGCCCCCCCGGGCCCGTCCGCCTCATAGAAACCGATCGTGTTCGCATCGATGATCTTGACCTGGTAAATCGTGCCGGTTGTCAGTCCCGTGATGGCGCTGGTGCCCTGGGTATACTGAAGGTTGACGTAGGCGCCGGTAGCGCCGAATCCATGTGCAGTGATGGTTATGCGATCAGTGGCAACGTCAACAGCGGTATAGTCAAACGTCTTGGCCCCAGCAGAGTTGGTAAGGAACGATGACCAGGCGTTGTCGCCAATGGCGATGGCATCAGATGCCTGATTGTACTGCAGGGCTTTGTAACCAAAGCCGTTGGCATACGCGCCAATATTGTTTTGCAGCGCAGAGTGACCAAGGCCATTGGCACTTGCGCCAATATTGTTTTGCAGGGCTTTGTAACCAAAGCCGTTGGCATACGCGCCAATATTGTTTTGCAGTGCAACGTAACCAAAGCCGTTGGCATATGCGCCGGTATTGTTGTACAACGTGTAGTGACCAAAGCCGTTGGCATATGCGCCGGTGTTGTTCTGCAACCCAGCGTAACCAAAGCCATATCCGGCGGTGGCGGCCCATGCGGTTCCGGTCCAGTAGTAAGTCTGACGGCGGAACAGCGGCTCGGCACCATCACTCAGGTAGATCTCATGCTTCGCCTTTGCGGTAACCTCTATCTCAGTGCCGCTGGCGCGGATGTCGCCGAGCAGCTCCAGCGCCGCGGCGGGAGCTGCTACGTTGATGCCGACACGTCCGGCTGCCGTATCGACAACCAGGACATCGTCATGCACGCCCGCGCTTTCGATCACCACTGAAGCAGAAGCATTGACGTTGATGGTTGGCGACGTCAAGGCAAGTAGTGTGTCTGCTCCAATGTCCAGTTGCCCGTCTACCGATGATTTGATTGCGAGTCCGGCGTCGCGGAATTGTAGCGGCGTGGTGGTCCCCAGCGTCCAGGTGCCGGTGATCGTCTCGGCCTGCGCGATGCCGGCGTACTGGGGGTGGTCGTCATCGCCGAGGCCCGCAACGCCGCCGTGGTCGATGTTGGCCTGGTTCACGGTGAGCGTCAGAGTGTTCGTGCCCGCGACGATCCCGAGAATGGTGTTGCCCGTCAGCAGTTGGATGCGATCATCCGCAGCTGGCGTGACCGCCGTCCCAGCGTTGTCTTCCAGGCCGATGAAGCCCGCGTGGTGTTGGTCGGCGGTAACCGCGCCCAAGTCTGTGTGCTGTAATTGTGCCCAGGCAAATGTCGTTGCGCCCGAAGCCCGTATGACATATCCTGCAGTCAGCCCGCTGGCTGTGTGATCCGATCCCGCCAGAGCATGAATCTGGTTGTGGTGCGCGTCCGCGTCTGCGGCATGCGCGCTCAGGTCTACGCCGTCGATGGTGATGCCGGCATTGACGGTCAGATTCCCGGTCAGGGGTCGCGTTCCGTCCGCCTTCAGAAATTGCGGCGCTTGCGCGTCATTGAGCGTGCCGGTGTGGATCGCCAGATCGCCTAGGCCGTGCGTTCCGCCCGCGCTGGTGCTCCCACTGCCCCCAGCCGTCAAGCCCCCCACATTGAGTGTGTTGTCGGGCTGTAGGTAGATTTCGGCGCGTAGCGTGCGGGTCGGATCGTAGAAGCGGATCGGCGTGTTGTAGCCGATGATGCGCAAGCCCAGGTCATCGTACTCGTAAGGCATTACGGCCTCCGCTGCCAGATGGCCCAGAACTCCGGCGAGTAGGCCGCTGTCGCCAGAACGTTGACATCGCCCTGCGTAAACGCCTGCACCTCAACGTAGTTGGTCGCTGCCAGGTTGTAGAGCGTCGTGCAGCCCACCGTCATGTCGATTCCCAGGCTGGACTGCGTCGCCAGCGTGCGGTAGTCTTGCCCGATGACGGTCGTGCCATTGAGCAGGATGCGCACGCCGCACACCAGAGCCCCGGTAGTGTTTCCCGAGTAGTCAAACTCCACATGCGCGCCGATCAGGTACAGCCCATCGCCACCTGTCGGCACGGTCAGCCGCCCGGTGTTGGTGGAGGTCGAGTGCATCGCGTTGGTGTCGAAGCGCTCCCTGTTGAACGTCAGCGTCACCCAGCCGCCCGGCGCCGGGTCAATCGCCGCGTCGTTGTACACCCGCACCGCTGGCTGAATCTGCCAGGCCAGGCCGGTCGTGGTGCTGGCGTCCGGCACCAGCGTCGCGTCATCGGCCCCGACAGCCAACCGCGCCGCAGCATCCCCGGCAGTTGCCACCGCCAGGTCGCCCTTGGTGGTGAAGATGTCCGGCACCCCGGCTTGAAAGTTGGCGCGAATCTGATCCAGGTAGGCTTCCGAGATGACCGCGCCGGTTGCGATGTCCCCAATGTCAGCGTATGCCATTTGTCACACTCCTAGTATGCCACGACTTCCGGCCCGTCTACGTGCGCGTCGTCTACTACGGCCACGGTGCCGCCGATGCTGTACGGCTGCTCCAGGTTGAGCGTGACGCGATGGATGCCCGGCGGCGTGATCTCGTGGCGGGCCGCGTAGATGAACAGCGCCTCCTCGTCCAGCCCCGTCTGGTCCTCCGACAGCGTGACGCGCTGCAATAGCTCCAGATCGCGGGCCGCCGCCATCAACGTGGCGTCGCGATTGGCAAAGAAGCTCACGCCTCTCACGTCATGCAGCGGGGCTTTGTAGTAGCCCAGCAGGTAGTTGGCGAGCGCCTGTGCCTGCACGTCCGAGGCCAAGAGCGCCGCGTCCAACGTGAGCTTGCGCTTGCCGTATGCGGCGATGCTGGTGGCGTCCTGCGCGATGACCGTGATCGGCTCGCGCGTCCTGACCGCGATCCCGCGTATCTGTAGGTGCTGCAGGTAGACCGGGTAGGCGGCGGTGTTCGCTAGCGTCACCTCGGCATGGTCGCCGTAGAGCGTGGCGCTCAAGGACAGATGGGCGGTCTCGTCGCTGCCTTCCCCGGCCTCGTCGCTGGTGGCGGTGAAGTCGGTTGTGGCGACAGGCGTGATCATCGACAGCCCGGCGATGTGCAGCGCATTGTTGGCCGGGTCGCGAAAGCGCACGTCGAAGACGCTCGTGCCCCCGGCGTCGATCATCGGCGGGCGTCCCTGCTCGATGCGCCCCAGCACCTCGTAGGTCTCGCCAACCGTGCGGGGATGGCACGTCACCTCCACGAAGTTGTGCACCTCCGTGTCGCTCATCTCGTAGTCCATCGCCGTCATGGTGTTGTCGAGCGTGATGTCGGAGGTGGAGTCCAAGGGCACGCGATGGCGGTTGTAGTAGGTCGGCACCCCGGCACCGGAGATGAAGAAGCGCCCCCAGTCGGCCATACACGCATCGGCGATCTTGTCGGCGGCCTGGATGTCCTGCGTGTTCTGCTGCCAGAACATGCCCCCGCCTACCCCGCCGCGCGGCCCGTTGTGGATGTCTCCCGAGACCGGGAACTGGTTCACGCCCTGGTCGTAGGCCGTGGTGTCCGGCGTCCAGACTGCAGCCACGACCGCCGCGATGATGTCGTCGGCCCACACGTTCGTCTGCAGCGCCACGTCGCCGCTGAAACGGTCCAGGTCGGCGATGCGGTCCACGCACTCCATCACGGCGCGCCGCTCGCGCAAGGTGCCGAACGACGGGCGCAAGCTCTCGATGTGGCCCTCGAAGAGCGTCTTGGTCGTGCCGCCGTAGGTCATCGTGAAGCGCACCGGCACGCGCGGGCGCGTCGTGGCGGTTGTCGGCGGGCTGTAGGTCTGCGCGGCGTTGCGGAGCACCACCGTCATGCGCCCAACGGACGGATAGCGCGCCATTGGGCTGGCGAAGCCGCGCGTGATGACCACCTGCATCCAATCGGCGCTGATGTCCTCCCCCGCGTCGCCATAATCACCGTCGTTGTTCCAGTCAGCGTACAGCCCGTAGGTTGCCGTGACCATTAGCGATAGCCCTCTGCGCGAATCAGTCCGCGGTCGGCCAGCTTGCGGATCACCGCGTTCGCCGCGGCCTCCGGGTCGCTGACGCCCTGGATCACGACGTCCCCGGTCCAGGTGGAGCCCAGCCGCGTGCCTCCGTCAGCGCCCGCGCCCGACAGCGGCACGACGCTGACGCCCGCCGACGTGGGATAAATCATCTCGGGGCCACGCTCCCCAACCAGCGACGCGCTGCCCGCGTTCACCCAGCCGCCCGAGGCGTTCCGCTCATAGGGAACGGGAGAGGCGTGCCCCACCGCCCGATGCTCCTCCAGGTAGGTACGAATGATGATGTCCTTGCCGTGGAGAGCGTCGATGGCAGACTGCAGCGCACCGGCGTCCCTGGCGGCTTTGTCAAGCGAATCAGCCGCGCCGTCGGCGGCTAGTCCCAGCGCGTCCAGCGCCACGCCGCCTTCTGTGCCAAGCTCTGTCAGCGGCGTCTGCGCTTCTATAGCTGCATCGCCCAGTGCCTTGATGCCTTCCGCTGGCGTGAGCGTTCCGGCTGTAACGTCCGCAAGCACGTCCAGGACGGTGCTGCGCATCTCGATTGCGGCGTCATCCACGAGCCCAAACTTCGCTGCCAGCCGGACATAGAAGTCGGATTCCACGGGCGTAATGTCCTTGTCGGCGGCGATCTGCATTTCGACCATACCCAGGATGAACGTCTTGACCATTTTATCTGTGGAATCGATGATGCCCTGGATGCTGTCGTTGACGCTGCCCAGGTCTTCCCGAAGCCCGGCAAGTTCCGTCTCCTGCGCTGATGTACGATAGCGCAAGCCCTCAAGCTCTGCGATCTTTGCTTGCAATTCACCGGCCTTGTCACGCAGTTCGCCGATCTTTTCAGCGCCCGCCTCGATGTCCGCGCTGAACGTCTGATTGGTGCCCCAGGAGATGAGGTCTACTGCAGCAGCGGCGGCTTCCGCTTCCTTGGCGATCTTCCGCAACTCCTCCGGATATCGCTGCATCGCTTCTGAGCTTTGCGCCTGGGCGCGCTCGTACTGCTTCCAGACATCCAAGGATTCGACAACCACGCCGTTGGTAGAGCGCATCGCGATCTGGTGCCGCAGCGTGACTTCCGCTTGCTCGCGTACTTTGGCGATGTATTCCTCAGCTTGCCCAGTTAACCGCGCTGTCTCTGCGCGATAGCCGCGTTCGGCAGATTCCAGTTCCTCCATATCGTCAATCGAAGTGTGAATCCAGTCAGCAAAGTCAACCGCCTCAACCAGCATGTCGGCAATCTGCCAGCCCATGCTGCCGTATTCCTTGCCGGCCCGGTTGGTGAGCCGTAGCAGATCGCCCATGTTGGTCGCCAGCGTCCCGATTGTTGGAGCCAACCCTTGCCCGATCTCAACCTTGAGGTCTTGGAGCGACGCCTTCATCCGGTCGATGGATGCCTTGTTGTCGTCCATCGTCCCGCCTAAGCTCTCAAACTTCTCGGTCATCAGGTCCATGACCGCGGTGTCGAAGGCTTCGCCCGCGTCCATACCGGCCTTCTTGTACTCCTCGATGCGCTTGGTGGCTTCCTCAACGCCGATGCCGAATGAGTCAATGCGCATCAGCGAGTCGTTGCTCATCATCAGCTGGAAGGTCTGCATATTCCCGCCGAAGCGTGCACCCAAGCCCTCGACGTTGCGCATGATGGTGCCAATCTCATCAGCGGTCTTGCCAAGTCCCAACGCCATGATCGTGGTCGCGCCGCTCATCAGCTCGACCTCGCTCTTGGTGCCGTTGGTGGCGACCTTCAGCGCGTCAAGCATCGCTGTGGCCTTCTCTGCGCCACCAGCTACGCCAGTGAACGACGCCTCTGTGCGTTGGGCTTCAGCTCCAAGCGTTCCAAGTTCGACCGCCATCTGGCCCAGCTTCATGCCACCTAGCAACATGGCCACTTTCCCAAACGTCCCACCCAGCCCGGCCATGCCCTTGTCCGCTTGGCGCGATGTGCCGTCTATCTTGCGCATCTGCTGTTCGGTGGTGCCCAACATCCGTCCCGCGCTATCCAGTCCCTTCTTCAGCCCGCTGGTATCCGCGCCAACACTGGCGTATAGACTAGCGATCTCGGTCGGCATGGGTCCTCGTTTCCCGCGTCGCGTTGTCGCTTCGCGCCTTGTCAGAACTTGTCACGATGTCGATTACCTCGTATGCGTCATCCAGCGCCAAACTGTCGATGTAGTCCAGCGTCCAGTGAAAGCGGTCGGCCAGCCACACGCGCCAGTAGGCCCACGGCAGCGGGTCTTCCTCTAGCCCTCGGAGGGTGAGGTAGACCCGCTTTCCGCTTCCCCCGCGAGCTTTTCCCGGTCGTTCGCCGTGTAGAACAGCAGCACGGCTTGCGTCGTGAGCGGTAGCAGTTCCGTGAGCGGGTGCAGGTCGTCGCAGCAGTCGTCGCGCGACAGGTCGCCGGGGAAGTCCCACTCAGCGACCGCGCCCCGCACGAACTTGACCACATCCTCGTACTCAAGCTCGTTCAGCAGCGTGGCCATGAAGTCGGCAGAACCACCGGCCTCGGCCAGCGCCTTACTGCGCGCCTGGTCGATGCGCCGCACGGCTGCCAGCAAGCCCCAGCCCTCGCGGGCGCTGAACTTGTCACGGAACACCACCCGTACCCCGTTGATCGTCTCCTCAGCCATCGTCGCCTCCTTTCAGGCGTCTCAGAAGGTGCCGTCTGTGACCGCTCCGCTCAGTTGCCATGACACGTCCACCACGATCAGGTCGTTGTAGTTGACGGCCTGGCTGCGCCCCGTTACCAGCGCGGCGGCGTAGTGGTGCGGCTTGCCCGACACGGAGCCTTCCTCACCCCAGTGCAGGGTGCCTGCGGTGCCCGTCGCAATCGCGGCCCAGATCGCGGTGTCGCCGGCCTTGTACTTGATCGTTGCCGAGGCCGATCCATCGGTCAGCCCGCTCAAGTATGTCTTGCGCGTGTCGTCGCCCGCAGTCTGGTCGATCAGGTCCAGCGTGTCCGACGTGTTGAACGTGCGGTAGTTGGTATCCAGTACTGTGGCGTTCCACTGCAGGTAAAATGCTCGCCCGGTTGCCCCGGTATCACTTGCCATTTGTGTCCCTCCTAGGTTTCATTTACATCCAACCGAAATCGGTAGTACGCGCCAACGTGGAAGATTCGGTCGCCGTTCGCCGCCGCCTCGACAACGTGCGCCTCGTTCTCCCGTGCAATCCAGAGCGTCGTGTGATCCGTGACGCTCAAGCTGCCCTCGCAGCGGTGGAGCGCCGTGTCCAGCGATCCGTCCAGCGCCGCCGCCGTCGAAAGCGCATCGGCAACGGCCTTGACCATGTAGACCTGGTTCTCCATAAGCGAGTCCTTGAAAACGTTCTCGCGCCCGCCGCCCGCGTGAAAGAAGACGATGTAGGGCCGCGCGGTGCCCGGCGGCACGACGCTGTTGTAGATCGCCGTCCCGCCCAGCGCCGTAGTCAGCGCCGTGTTGGTCGAGAGCAGGCTGTAGAGAGCCGTTTCTAGTGCTTGCATCGCGCCTCCTTCAGAACGTCACCAGCTCCGCCACAAAGAACAGCCCGCCGCCACCGGGCATGTCCTTCGAGACGTGGATGCTATTGCGCAGCGCGCCGGTATCGACGGGCGCGTAATCCTTCGCCAGACCCTCGATGTCGCGGGCCACCTTCTCCACGACGGCCTCGGTCTGGTCGTCGGTGAGCTTGTTCTCGAATGCGCGCTCCCACCCCGGTCTGACCGCCTCGACTGCCGGGCGCATGAACGGTTGCGCGTACCCCTGGCGCTCTGTGCCGGTTTCTTGCCAGATGCCGTAGTCCACACCGTCCGCAACGTAGCGTTGCACTTCCGCGCCCGTATGCGTGATGAGCTGCTTGAGCTTGGCGTCGTCCAGCGTGACGTGGACGGCCATTACTCGATCCTCGTCAGCCAGGCGCGGCGCTGCAGGCGCTCGCTGCCATCGTCATTGACATCGTTCACCTGGTAGGTGTTGCCCCCATGCACCACGCGCATCGTCGCGTCAAGCGCTTGGTCGTGGGCCACATTGAGCACCCAGCGCGTGATCTCGCTCATGCGCCCGGCGACGTCGCGCTCCCCGCCGGTCTGTTGCCAGATGCGGCAGGGAATCGCCGTGTAGGTGTTGCTGTAGCTTTCCGTCCAGCCGCCCATCGTGTCGCGCGTGCGCGTGACGGTCTGCAGCGTGCAAGTGTCAGGCAGGTAGCCTTCGGCCTCCGCGCGCAATTGCGCCAATTCCTGCGTCGAGAGCGTCATCACCATCGCTCGCCTCCGATCACCCGCGCCAATAGCGCCAGCATCTCATCGGCTTGGCGCTCCACGGTGAACCCGCCGTCAATCACCGACTGCCGGATCGCGGTCGCGTTGAGCTTCCCGGCATGCGCGATGGCCGCGTTTGCCAGCGCGTGCGCGTCCTCGCAGATGAAGCCGTTGACGCCATCGCGCACGTACTCCGGCGACCCGCCGCGATTGAGCGCCAGGACCGGCGTGCCGCAGGCCATCGCCTCCAACGGCGTCTGCGGCCCGGCGTCAGCGCTGGAGGTGAACAGATAGCAGGCCGCGCGCTGTAGCGCCGCGATCTTGGCGTCACCCCGCAACGGTCCGTTGGTGGTGCCGGTGCCGTAGACCGACAACGGCATCCCGGCAAGCTGCGCTGCCACCCGCGCGGTGGACTGACCCTTGTAGGGCACGTTCAGCGCCATCCACAGCAGGCCCTCGCGCGGCCCCGTGTAGAGCGGGTACTCGTCGGGCACGATGGCGTTGTAGACAATCTCGCCGGCGATCCCCACCTGCGCACGTGTCCATGCGCTCACAAACACCCCGCAGGGCGCCGCGGCGCTGGAGGAATCTTCAAACCACGCCAACCCCGGCAACGTGCGCCCGTGGGTATTCGCCAGCGCGTGCGTGTGGCTGGTGTCGATGAAGGCATCGAACTCGGCCTCGTGGTCGCAGACCATGCGCGCCAT